GTTTATCTATTCGTTCTATTGAAGTTTTTCTATTATTTGATGTAACATCTATTATTTTATAGACATCACTTTTTAATGAATTACCATCTACGCTGCTTGTAACTGGTAATTCTATTTCACCAAAAACAGTATTAAGTAAAGATTCTGTAACAGTTATTGTAATAGTTGTTGGGTCATCAGAGCTAGCAACTTTGTCTCCTATCCGTATTGTAAAAACAGTACCAAGTGAAAAGCCTTCGCCTGCTTGTAAAATATTTATTTCTCTAGCACGATGATTATTACCACTAGATCTTTTAGTTATTATAATTTCAGCCACAGCTCCAGAGTCAATTAAAGTACCAAAGCCGTCATCTATAAGTATTGGTTTTTCAAAATTATCACTAATACCTCCAGTATTGCGATCGTAATTGCTAAAATTTATTTTTTGAATAGCTGAAGCGTTTTGAGCATCGGTCAAAGAAGTTGGGCGCAAAGCTTCAGACGGTGAGTCAAATATATTTTGAACTATAAGACCATCATCTACAGCTATGGCAAAATTTTCTGTTTTATAAAAAACATCTATTTTATCTTTAATTTTTTCTGGAATATCAGCATAACCAGCGCCAATACCACCTCTTTTTTGTCTAAGCAAAGCTCTATTATAATCTTCAAAAGCTTTTTCTAATAAATCTAACTGTGATAGTCTAGCTATTTTATTGAAATTATCAGGTGTTAAGTAACCGCTACCATTTTTATTTATAATATACAAAACAGTGGTGTATACTTCGCTAACGCTTATTGCCATATTTTTTTTATTAATAACAGCTAGGCTGCATTAGCAGCCTAACTATTATAATTATTACACGTTATTTTAGTTTTTTCTCGATAGACTTAAAGACTTCAACGCCTTCGTCTGTCATTAAAAAAGCAGCAAACGCAGAGTAAGGATTTTCATCAAACGGAACTGTCATTAATTTTTTACTAGTTGTGCCCCATTTAAATGTTCTTTGATCTTGAGATAATTTAATTATACCAAGCTCAGCTGCTTTTATAGCTAAATTTCTAAGCTCAACATTTTCATCATCTACAAGCTGCAAAAACAATAAAGGATTATTTTTAGCAAACAAATATAAGTCTCTTTTTAATTCTGCTGAACTCATGTTATTAACATTAGATCCAAGCTCTACTCTTAAAATAGCTTCAGCTTTGTTTATATCCATATTGACAGCCATGTTTAAAGCTTCCATTTCTACTTCAATAGTTACAAGATCTTCTTTAGCTTCTGCTACTTCGTCTTTTTCTTCGTATATATAACTCCTTTTAGGGTGATATAAACTTAATAGTTTTTGAAGTGGTTGATTTTCTTTTGGTACATGCAAAGTACCTTCTTCAAATATAATATGAGACAAAATAACGTTATCGTCTTGCTCGTCTATAAAACAAGAGCGTTGATTACTAGCGTAACGTATTTCTCTATTATAACCTTTTTCTTCATCAAACCACAACAGTGGTGTTTTTCGTGTTGATTTTGAACCTAACACGTATGTAAGTGGTTCGTTAGAACCTTTTAGATAATAAAATCTATCTTTTATCTCCCATTTAGGAGTTGTTTTTGTAATTGTTTCCATGATATAATATAATATAATAATTTAAAAATATAAGGTAAAAATTACCCCTACTAATACCGCAGGGGTAATATTTACACTAGTTATTAAGAGTCAATCGCAATTGTACAGCTTAGTATATCTGGGTGCGCAAACACTGAGTTTACGTCATCACAAACAACTAAAAACTTCTCTCCATTAAAAGCCCCAATGTCAGTAATTGCTTTAGCTAAAGCTTTGAACACTACTAGCTCTTTATCAGCAGTTGTAGTCACTGTAACAATATCAGCAGAAGAACCATCTGTTCCACCACTCTGAATTGAACTACCAAACTTTATAAGCAAAGTTGCGTCAGCCGCAACAGTCATGCCTAAAAGTTGGCTTAGTGGGTACATTGCAGCGTCATCAGCTGCGTCGATGAAAATTAAAAATTTATCCATTTTGTTTAGTTTTTAAGAGTTAATATTATGATTCTTTAAGCATCACGAAGTTATTAGCTCCTTGAACAACTAAACATCTTTCAGACAAATAGTGAACTTCCATAACGTCATCTCCAGTGTAAGTTGCAGATCCAATTGAACCTGTAACCCAAGACTTCATACGACGATCATCAGTTTGTGATGTTCTGTATCGTACGTGTAAGAAAGGACGAGTCATGTTCTTGCCGAGTGATTGATCGTAAACAGTTGATGTACCAGCTGGAATTAATGTACCAGATACGTCACCAAATCCGCCACGAGCGTCAGCTTGATTTAAGTACTTCCAGTCAGACTTGTAAAAGTCATAAGAACCACGACGGAAAGCAGAGAAACCTAAGTTTAACGCCATATCAGCATCGTTGTTGAAAGCACCAAATGAAGCACCACCTTGATAGTTAGCATTTAGACCAGCTACCATATCATCAAGAGTAAGAGCTAATGAACGATTAACATATAACATGTTTTCTTCAATAGAACCTTGCTTATCAAGATTTTTTAGTAACAAATCAAAATCACCAAGTGTAGCTAAATCTTCAAACACGTTACCGCGAGTTTCAATAGCAGCAAACAAACCTTCAGTACCAAAGCTATCACCAGCGTCAGCAATAGTGCTATCAACTGTAGAAGCTCCTGGAACACCTTTTACAGATTCAACCATCGCAGTCTCTAGATAGTCTTCGAAACGTAGACGAGTTTCCCCTGCAGATTTAAGATACCAAGAATAACCAGTTTGACCAGCTTCGTCAGTTGTTTCTACCCAACCGATTTGTGCAGTGTCAGATCCAGAAATTTTAAAGTGATCTTTAATAATAATAGGTCTGTTGTTGTATTGTTGGAACTGAGGCTTAAGTTCTCCTACCATTGAAGCAGAACCTTTAGCAAATTCAGAACCATAAACAAAAATGTTAATTTGCTCATTGTCAGAAAAAACTACAGCAGTTCCATCACCACCTGATAAATCAGTTTGTGTGTAAGGAAGCAAAGTAGCATTTGAAGTTCCAGCGTCAGTAGCAACTCCAGAACTTACAGAAACATAACATTTTAGAGTTTTAAGTCCAGTAGCAGTATCAGTAATAAGAACTGTATTACCAACTCTCAAAGAGTTTGTGTTAGCAGATCCTAAAGAAATAGTACCAGAAGTACCTTCTAACTGTATACTAGTAGTAGAACCGGCAGCTCCAGAACTTTTGTATGCAATGTGCAAACGGTTTTGTTCAGACCAAACAACTTGGTCAGATGTCATAGGCATTTCAGCCCCTACCATTTGTAAGAAACCAGAAATAGTACGATTACCATATCGCTCTACTTCTTGCTCATACAACTCCGGTAGATATTGTTGTGCCCAACCAGCCGTAGCTGTTGCTGTAAAATCGATATAGTTATTATCGCTTACAGTTGGGCTTGGTGTAGGAGTTAGTGAATATGATCCACCTAATCCTAGCGATGTATTAAAAGCCATTTTTTATTTTTTAAAGTTATTTTCGAATTTTAAATTTTAACTTCGAACTATCTTCACCATTTAAAACCTTAAACTTAACACCATTTGCTTCAACTACAGGTGACGTTCTTGGAGACATATCAATGTTTTTAGCATTAACTGTAGTCTCTTTAATAGCGTCTGCTTTACCTTGCTCGTAAAAATGAGATACAATTTTATCTATATTTTTAGCAGCATATAAAGCTTTATGGTAACCTGCAGCGTCGTTTAGCAAATTATTGTTATCAACAAACTCGTTGATAAAATTTGCAATATTGCTTTGGTAGTCTTTAACATTAGAAACATCTTTAATGTTGTAGCGATATTTTTTGTCTCCAACGTTAAAATCAAAACCTTTGAAATTATCGTTAAATACACTATCTGTTACATTTAAAAAATGATCCTGTTGTTGTTTTTGGATTTTAGCGGTTTCGGTTTGTTCTTGGTTGTACTTATCGTAAAAACTAATTGCTTCTTGCTGTTTAGGATCTAACTTAGAAGTTAACTTAACTTCTTTGTAATATTGATCTTTCATTTTAGTAAGAAAGCCTTTAGCTTTTGCAATTTCTTCTTTAAGGGCTAGTTTCTTTTTTCTAACGTCCCTTTCTTCATCAATATCGTCATCATATTTAAATTGATCTTCAATTAAAAAATTTATTTCATCAAAGTTTAAATGTGGGCGAGTTGATTTGTAATATTCTCTTAGTAAAGTATCGTTGTCTACGCCTGAATAATCTGCATTAATTCTAACGTAGTCTTCTAAGCTGCCACCAGTTTCTTCCATAAAACTAACTAAACTTTGTATGTTTTCAGGTAGTTTTACTTGCGGCTGTTCTGCAACTTCTGGTTTTACTTCATCTACTTTTTCTTCAGATTGAACTTGTTGTTCAACTTGCGTTTCAACTTCTTGTTGCTCTTCTTGTTCTTCTTTAACCTCTTCTAATACAGGTTGCTCTGCAACTTCAGTTTTTTCTTCAACAACTGCTTGTGGTTGTTCTTCAACAACCTCTTGTTTTTCTTGCTCTGGTTGTTGCTCTTGTTGTTTTTGAAACTGATCAAGCTTTGTTAAATCAAGCTTAATAGTACCATCGTCTGTTACTTCTTTATATGATACTTTTTCTTCTTTTGGTTGCTCTACAGTTTCTGGTTTAGCTTCAACTGTTTCGTCTACAACCTGTTCAATTACTTGTTCTTCTTGTGACATAATATAATATTATAAAATTAATATACTAACGCGGCTCAAACTGCTCTAGTCCAAAACCACCTAAATTATCAAATCCAGCTGATTCAAAGTTTTTTGGTGGTGCGTTATTTTTTCTTTGATCGATAAGCTCACTTTGCTGCGTAGCTTGTATTTTAGTTCTTTCGTCTTTACGATCTTCTTTAAATTTATCTTTAGCATCTACGCTAGCTTGTGTAGCTTGCTGTAGCTGTATGTTTAAATTAAACTCATATTCCATTAGCTCTTTTTTAATAGCAGCTTCTCTTTCTAATTTTTGTATATCAAACTGAGCTTGAGCTTGAGCTAATTGTACTTTTGACTCTGTTAGAGCTTGTTGTTTTTGTGTTTCTGCAAGCGCAGCTGCTTGAGTTGATTGTTGATTAGCTTGTGCTTGAGCTTGTATATTAGCTTGTGCTTGAGCTTGATCTTCAGCAGCTTTTTTGGCTCTACGTATCTTTAATAGTTGATTAGCTAGTTTTATATTTCTAACTTCTCTTATATCTATAGCGTCTTCAAGATTTATACTATTTTGCTGTATAGCCATTTGTATATTATTTTCAAGCTTAGCTTTTTCTTCTTCATCAGGCGCTAACTCAATAAATATACCAAAGTCATGTAGATGTAAATTAGCCATTTCATCTAAAGTTGAAACATTAAATTTACCGATAGACTTTATAAATGAATCTCTAGTCGGTGAATATTCTATAACATCTGATATACGCATTGATATACACTCTGCCATAGTAAGAGATATATATAAACTTGATTGTAATAAATGCCTTGTAGCTGTATTAGAATTAGCAGCTGCAAGTTTTTGTAAACCAACTAAAGCATTTTTATCAGCTAAGCTACCGTCTCTAGCTTCGTTAAGACCGGTCACGTCACGTATCATTTGTAAATAATATTGATACGTATTAATAAGTGATGATATTTTAGCTTGCCCGTTGCTAGAGTTTAGCTCAGTTATAGGTAGACGGTTTCTGTTCATATCACCATCTTGCGTCATTGATCTACCTATAATACTACCAGTTTGGAAGTACATGTTTAACGCTTCTTGCGGATTATAGTTAGTACCATTACCTAAATCTATTTCAGCGAGCGAGTCTGCATCCATATAAACACCATCAGGCACAACTCTTGATAACACCTGTTGCAGTTTTAAATGGGTTAGCTGTATCATATCAGCAAAACCAGTTATACGACTTACAAGTGAATTTATTCTACCTTTATATTTTCTTGGTGCTACAAGAGCGTAACCCATTTGAGCTTTAGTTGTGTCAGCTTTTGGGCGCATCATATTTTTCTTTAGCTCCCATTTTAATATAGTATCAGTACCCACTATTTTAACACCTTCGTATATAACTTCAATAGCTCTATTAACTCTTTCAAACTCTTCGCTTTGTGGTGGATTAAAAGTATCGTCTTTTTCAATAGCTTTTTTACCGCCTGTTGCTGTATTTTTTATTTTATAAGTTTGATTCATGTGTGTTTTATACTCAAAATATAAAACTGTTACAGCATTTTCATCTTGATTACTAAGATCATAGTTTGTATAATCGTAGTTATTTTTATTATATCCACTAAACT